TTTCTTGGGATAAGAGGAATAGACTGGATTCCTGTCGATATTGACAAGGGACAGAATACGGATGAATTTACTCTGGATACAACAAGAGGATTTATCTATGAATTAGAGGAATACGGAGCTAAAGAGAGTAATTATTGTATATATTTTAGTGGAACCGGTTATCATGTAATGATTCATAATGATGTTTTCGGTTTTGAGAAAAATAGAAATCTTCCTTATATAGTAAAAGAAACAATGAGAAAAATGTTCGATTATATCGACCCCTCGGTCTATATGAGAACAGCGATGCTTAGATGCGATGCAAGTCTTAATCAAAAAACTGGTTTATATAAAATCCCTCTTGAAAGACAAGAGCTTTTTGGAAAAGATGTAGAATATATTCATAAAATAGCTAAAAATAGGATTCAGACAAGCTGGTTAAACGGTAAAGGCCCTGATTGGGAAGAGAAAGGTGGAGAGGGTGAACTCGAAGAGTATATAAAAACTGATGTTCCTGATATTAGAACTTTAGCAAGTGTAACTGAACCTTCAAAGTATGTTACATGTATGCAAACTGTCTATAAGCTTGGCCCGGTACAGGGTTCTAGGAATAATACTATTTTAAGGCTAGCAGCCCACTATAGAAAGTCTGGTTTAACATCAGACGCTGCTAAAGCTGCAATCTTGCATTGGAATAACAAAGCTTTAGATGAACAGCTTGTTCTAAAAAAGATAGAGGATACTTACAACAGAGGCTATGTATACAAATGTAATGATGTTATCATGGCTGCTAATTGTAATCCAAAGTGTGTCTATTATAAAAACAAAGACTATACTATTGATGTTTTACAAGCAGTTGATTTACAAAAGTCTTTAGAGCAAAGAATGGAAACTAACTTTTCAGGAAGAACTGTTCAGTTAACTAAACTACTTGGATTACCAGAGAATATAGATTGTGATATATATCCGGGCGAACTAGTAACAATTTTTGGAGCAACAGGTTCTTCAAAGACTACTCTGGCTCAAAATATAGCGTTGGGATATGATGTTAAAAATGACATTATAGACCCAACATTACAGATTCCAACCCTGTTCCTATCTCTTGAGTTATCAGAATGGTATATGCATCGGAGACATCTTCAGATATTGAGTGACAAATCTAAAAAAGATATAATGAAATACTGGAAAGAGTTGTGGCAATTTCATAAGACTGAACTAAATCATATTAATGTGACTACTGTTAGTCCCAGCGTAGAACAAATAGCTGAAATGATACGAAAAACTGACCCTAGACTTGTTATCATAGATTACATTGACCTTGTTGAACCACCCAAACACATTCGTGGAGAATATGAATCCATAAGATATATTTCTCATCATTTAAGTAATATGGCTATTAACATGGATTTAATAATAATCCAGATTTCTCAAATCAGCCGTTCTTATTCAAGAGAACAAATTATGGACATGTATGCAGGAAAAGGAAGTGGTGCCATAGAAAATGCATCCCGGAAAGTTCTTGGAATCACTGGGGATGCAAAACAAAGCATTAAAAAATTGGAGCTATTCAAGAATAGTGATGGTGATTTATTTAAAGACCATTATCTAGAATGGACTCCATCTTTCCGATTAAAAAAAGCTAATGGAGGACAAAATGCCAATGCTAGCTAAACGAACAACAAGAGATATTGTCGGTGACTATATTGACAATGAAAATAGAATGGAATATCTTGTAAAAAGTAAAGACCATTTAGACAAAGATGATATTACTAGATATGATGAAGTAAAAACTGAGCTACAAAAAGAAGTTCGTATAAAAATTAAACGGGTTGACAGTGTTGTTCTAGAAGTAAAAAGGAAAGAGCATCTTATTGATGCCGAAGTTGATGCTTTAAAGGAAGAAATTGAAAGATTAAAGATGAGAAGACGGTCTATAGGAAAATTCAAAGACTTTGTAAATAAATTCTTACTTCCTATGGTAATAGAAGAAGTTGGTAATGCAGATGGTGTATGGGAAACGGATATTGCAAGATATAAACTTTATGAAACTTATGGGTCAGTCGATGTAGATACAACAACTGTTTCTAAAGACTTTATAAAGGTTGAAATAAAGGAGAGTATTGATAGGGTAAAAGCTCGTAATGCAGCAATATCAGCAGATAGAGCTGGTAAATCTATGCCGGAAGGAATTCAAATTAGGAAAGTAAAGAGGGTTAGAAGGTCATGAGTGAAGAAAAATTTAACCATTGGTTTAATGTTATAGGTGTAAAAGGAGGATTCCTTATAAACCTGTTAACTTTTATTAGACTTGGTTTTCAACAATCTTATGACGAAGGAGGAGGATTCGTTCTATTTAGTATCGGATTCTATAAGTTAAGCATATCTTTACAACTTGGAGTAGACAACTAATGAGGTTTAGAACAAATGAGAGGCATATGACTCAAGAAGAAAATATTGAAAATCTACTCCTAAGAGGAGATTCAATTACACCGATTGAGGCTTTACATAGATTTGGCATATTTAGACTGGCTGCAATTGTCCATACTCTTAGGCAAAAAGGCCTAAAGATAACTACGACAATGATAGATGCGTCAACAAATCGAAAATTCGCTGAATATAAAATGATGTCTGAATGATAGAAAAGGAACGATTTAAGCTTGTGCTTTTTCCAATACACAAAACATTTTGGGAAAGAGTACACAAGAAACTTTTAAGAAAAATTTCAACATTAAAAAGTTCTTTAAAGCGGAGGTCACATGAGCATGGTGTTGTATTTGATATTTCCAGTAAAGATTTAAAGGAATTGTTCCTTATGTTTTACGGAAAAGAATGTCGCTATTGCGATAAAGTTCTGAGAATCAATACTATAGTCTGTGACCATATCGTTCCTTTATCCAAAGGAGGAGACTCTACTAAAGAAAATCTACAGCTAATTTGTAGAAGTTGTAATAGTAGAAAAGGACCTCTAAAAGAAGAGGACTTCTTAAAGATTGTAAAATGGATTTCAAAGCAATCTATGGAAGTCAAAGATTATCTTTTACGAAAACTAGCAAAAGGAGGAAGATACTGATGTCAATGAATATTTCAATCGACAAAAATGCTGAAGTTTCAGTACATTATCACGGAAAAATGGTTATACCAAAGATAGGAGATTATCAAGTTTATAGATGGGAAATTTCATATTCGGATACTCCCGCTTATCTTGTACCGCGAGAAGTCACATGGGATTCAATACCGCCAAATAACAGCAGAACAAAAGGCGAAAAACGAATCAAGGACTTAACACTAAAATTATGGCAAAAAGACTATGAGTATCGACACCAGTAATGAAAATGGAATGTCTAGCGAACGCCATATAGCAAATGAGCTATTGGACGTTCTGGAAAACTTTCTTCGTGATAAGGGAGTTACTCTACCAAGCGAGGAAAAGAACGAATATGACGATGATACGGCCATACTGTTTGGCTCCGATTACTACACACTCGAGGACAAGTTCACACAGATTCTGAAACTCAAGTCACATTAACTAACGAGAAAGGACAATAAAATGAACAAGGAGAAAAAAGAAAATGATTCCAAATCAAAAAATCATTGATTTAATCAAGACCAGGCTTGAAGGCGGAGCTCAGAAATATGGAGAAGAGCTTAAACCTGATGATGGCAGAGATTGGATTAAAGAGAGTATAGAAGAGTTACTTGATGCTTGTGTCTATCTCTCTGCTAAATTATTATTAATTAAAGAACATGAAGAAATTTCGATTACTTTACCTGTTAATCCTGACGAAGTAGAAATGTTATATAAAGCTCTGGATGCTTATAGTGCCTCAAGATATATTGAAGGTGAAAATAAAACGTCTAAAAAGTTTCGAGATTTAGCATCAAAAATTGCTATCGCTGGGAAAATAGATAAAAAATAAATTTAGGGCAGTAGAACTTGAATCAATAACAAAATTATTCTATTGATGAAAGCTGGCAAGTACACGTAATTGCTGGGTTGGCAAACTGACTGCCCTAATATTTTAAACTTTCCATGAAAGGATATAACCAATGAAAGTAACCAATTGTTGTGGAGCACTATTTTTAGAACCCGGATATCCAGATAGTGATATCTGTTGTTTTTGTAAAGAACATGCTGATGCAATTGAAGAGGAAGAACTTAAAAAAGTTAAAGTTCCCGATATTCATCGTCGAGGCTATTTAATTAAGAAAGAATTCAAAAATACTTGTGATGAAATAAAAAGTCTTAAAAAGGATATACTAAAAATGATTGATGCAATTGAAAAAAATGAAATGCATATAAAACAGTTAAACTGGAAAATTAAAAATCATGAACATGAAAAGTTATACGATGATATTAGTAAAACTTTATAAATTCGGTAAAGAGCATTTAGGTGGAGGTGACAGACCCGTAAGTCAGCCGAACTCTACAAAGACCTGAGCCAAGTAATAAGGGAGGCTAATCCCTCCCTATGCTCTTTATTTAAAAATATTTATCTTAGACAGGACTCAGTCCTTGGATAAGCCTACCATGACAGTCACATTCGAATGGGTGTGACAGTTTTTTCTCTGTACGATTATAGTCAATCGTAATCTCTTCATTCTTAGCTATAGCTCTTGTTGGTACTAGGACTATATCACCAGTTCCATTCAGGGGTAAAACTCTGGTATTCGGATTACAGTTGTGATTTATAAACCTTCCAATCTTGTCTTCAAAGTGTTTCTCTCTGAACTGAATTGAGGTTCTTGTCGGTTTTTCTATATATACTGGAGCAAACTTATAAACAAATGGCATTGACTTGGTAAGACCGAGACAGCCATCTATAGAATATACACCTTTTATTCCGTCCTCATCCTCTTGGACTATCAATTCCACCTAATCTTCCATTAGAGTACTTGCTAATTGCAAAGCTCCCCATCCCAACAGACCAACGCCACCTCCAGCT